CGATGGGGGGGATGACGGGGTTGGGGGTTTGGGGGATCATTTGACCACAGAGGACACAGAGGGCACGGAGGAGGAGTTAGGGTTTGCGGGTGAGGTGCCAGCCGTTGCAGACGGGGCAATGGTAGATGCGCAGGAAATCGGGTTTATTCCGGCGGGTATCCCGGTAGAGCCGATAATGCCGCGCATAGGCGGCATCGGCTTTGCGGGCGTAGCGGGTCTTGGAGCCACACATGGCAAAGGCGGCGGGGCTCATGGCTTGGCGGGGAGGAGTTCGGATTCGCGGAGGCTTAACCAGGTGATGGCGCGTCCGGCGTCGCCGACATCTTCGGGGGTGATGCAGAGGTCGGAGATGATGCCGTGGTCTTGGAGGAGATTGAGGGCGTGGTCGGGATCGAAGCGGCGGGCGGTGAGGTAGTCGCGGAGGGAGTTCATGCGGAAACGGCGGAGGCGATGCGGGCGAGCCAGTGGGTGGTTTGCGGCTTGGGTTTGGGTTTGGTGCGTTTGGGGGCGGGTTTTTTTGGCCAGGGATACCGGCCTTCGGCGGGCAATTCGCAGGTGTAAAAGCGGTGCCCGGCAGCGCACTCGCGCAGGCGGTGGACTTGATGGCCCTCCGCCCGGCAAGTGACAACGCCGGTCTCGGCTTGGCAGATGGGGCAGGTCATTTGGTGGCATCCTGTCGCATGATGGCGCGGAGCCCTTTGATAACGGCTGTAAGTTCTTCCACTTGGTCCCTCGCCTGGTTGCGCTCGCGTTCCATGCGGCGGCACAATTCAGCGGGAACCGTTGCACACGAATAGAATCCAATGTGTCCGGAAACTTTGGCGTCCGTCTCGGGCGTAGCCTGCTCCGTGTTCTCTGTGTCCTCTGTGGTCAATTTCATGGATGGGGCTCGGGGGGATAGTCTTGGAAATGCCCGGCTTTGACGACGAGGCGGCGGGCGTTTTCCACCGCGTCGAAGAAGATTTCCTGCTCGGTGATGTCGCGGGAGTATTCGGGGGCTCGGACATAGGTGAGGATGTCGCGCAGGCTGGCGGCTAACTCGGTGGCGAGCTTGCAACAATGCGCGACGCCGGGGTGGTCCTGCCACTCGCGGCGGCAGGCGGGACAGGCGATCAAGGGGTCGATGGAGTTTTTCATTTATAGAAAATAATTGCCGAAGCAGGGGTTGGACTTGCTGCGGCAATAAATTAAGCGGCTACTTCAAATTTGCTTTTTTGCTCCAACCGGATGAGATCGTTGTCGAGTTGTTCTCGGCGGAAGACAACTCGGGCTCCGACTTTGATCATGTGGATCAATCCGTTTTTTACATAGTGACGCAAAGTCCTTGGCGCAAAACCGCAATAACAGGCAGCTTCCGCCAAAGTCATATAAGCTGGCGGATTACGGCGAATGATTTCAGCATCTTCAGGGTTGGTAATTTCATACCGTGTTTCTGTGCGACGGATACTTGCTGGTTTTGCAATTATGTTGGCTTTTTTCATTTTTGGTTTTGGTTTTAGTTGTTTGTTCTAGGGAAATTACTTCTGTCTTTCGTTCTGGTTGTTGCTGTATTGTTTTTCGGTGACATTGCGGAAGACGGTGTGCTGGCCGATGAAGTTCAGCTTGATCTCAGGGGTGGGGCCGTTTCTTTGTTTTGCCAAGATGAGCAGGGTGTTGTGATCCATGGGCTCTTCGTCGGCGTCGCGTTTTTTGTTTTTGTCGAGGCGGTGGATGAGGAGCACGGTGTCGGCGTCTTGCTCGATGCTGCCGGACTCGCGGAGGTTCGAGAGCTTCGGCTTGCTGCCTTCGTCGGCGTCGCGGTTGAGCTGGGCGAGGGCGATGATGGGGATGTTGAGTTCTTTGGCGGTGGTCTTGATGGCTTTGCTGATCTCGCTGACTTCGAGGGCGCGGCTCTCCCCTGCCCTCTTGCTGCTGCCGTGCATGAATTGCAGGTAATCGACGACGATGAGGCCGAGGCCGTGCTGGGTCTTGGCGCGGCGGGCGCGGGAGCGGAATTGGGCGACGGTGAGGCCGGGGGTGTCGTCGAGGTAGAGCTTGGCCTGGGCGAGGCGACCGGCGGCGGCTCCGACTCCGGAGAGCTGGGCGGTGCCGAGGAAGCCGTCGCGGATGCGCTGGAGATCGACCCCGGCTTCGGAGCAGAGGGCGCGGACCATGAGTTCGGTGCTGGGCATTTCGACCGAGAAGACGAGGGTGGGCACAGCGGCTTCCATGGCGGCGTGGAGGGCGAATTGCATCCCGAGCGCGGATTTGCCGCAGGCGGGGCGGGCGGCGATGATGATCATTTGCCCGCCGAGGAATCCTCCGGTGGAGCGGTCGAGATCGTGAATGCCGGTGGAGAGGCCGACGGTCTGGCCTCGGTTGGCGTAGACTTTCTCGATGTGATCGACGGCGGCGAGGACGGCGGTTTTGCAATGGGAGACGGGGTTTTCCCTGGTGGATTGCTCGCGGAGGCCGTAGAGGGCGACTTCACAGCGTTCCATGGCGTCGTCGGTGGTGAGGGCGGGGTCGTTGGCGGCTTCGGCCATGGCGAGGGCGGCTTGGCGCATGGAGCGGCGTCGCCAGATGTCGAGGACTTCGGCGGCGTAGTAGCGCCAGTTGGCCGTGACGGCGAGGTCTTGGACGAGATCGGTGAGCCCCTGATGGCCGCCGCACTCTTCGAGCTGGCCGAGTTTTTCCAACTCGGTCGTAACCAAGATGAGATCGACGGGCCGGGCCTCCTGACGCATGGTGGCGAGGCAAGCGAGGATGAGGCGGTGGGCGGGGTGCGTGAGCTGGTCGGGGCTCACGACTTCGAGGACGGCATCGGCGTGGCGGCCATCGGCGATGGCGGCTCCGAGGACGGCCCGCTCGGCGAGGAGGTTTTCGGGTAGGGAGCTTTTCATCAGGCGGCGAGGGCGGCGAGCTTGGGTGAAGCGGCGGCGGCGGCGATTTTCAAATCAGCGCCGAAGCCGAGGAGGTGGAAGACTTTGACAAAGACGGTGGGGTTCGTCTCATAGCCGATGAGGCGGTGCTGGATGGCGTCGGACTCGGTGAGGATGGGCTGGCCATTCTCGTCGTAAATGGTCTCGTAGAGAGGTTCTTCGACGGGGCGGGCGGTGTAGATGCCGACTTGCCAGCGGAGAAAATCATTGATGCAATCGGGGTAATGGCGGGTGACGACACGGGGGCCTTCGGTGGGTTCTTGGATGGTTTCGATGTAGTTGATCATGTTGTTTTTATTTGGTTTATGCTGCGGAAAGTTCGCGTTGTTTTTCGCGCACCCAGGCTTTCATGCTGTCGGGGAGAGCGGCCCAGGTGGTGAGGTTGCATTCGGGGTGTTCGGACTCGATAAGGTCTCGCCAGCCAGCGGGTTCGACGGGGGCGGAGGGCGCGGCGGTGGGGTTGTGCCCGGAGCGGGTGGCCCAATCGCGGGCGCGGGTGACCTCGGCGAGGAGGTTATTCAGAAGGGTGGATAAGTCCTTGCGGCGGAACTGCGCGGCGGGGCCTTCTTTTTGGCGGTAAGCCCATTCGAGGGTGCGCCACTCGTCTTCGGTGAGGGCCGCCGCGCTTTTTTTATTTTTTTCCCAAGCTCGGAGGGAGGAAGTGTCGAGCGGTGTCGAGGGCTGGATGCGGAAAAGGGCGCGGAGCCGGGCGAGATGGGGGTGTGTCTCCTCGGGTTTGGGAGTTTCTTCGACCTCCAACATCATGTCCCCTGTGGGGACTATAGGGGATATATCTATTCTATTCTTATCTAGCTGCGCATGGTGTTCGCTTTCTGTTCGCATGGATTGCGAACAAGTTTCCTTGGGCTTGCGAACGAATTGCATACGCTTGGCCTCACTGGCGCGGCGTTTTGCGGAGGCTCCGTTGTGCTCGTCAAAGCGTGCAATCTCCACGCCTTCTTCTGTTTCCAAAAGCCAACCGACTTTCACCAAGGCGGCTCCGATGCCTTTGAATCCGGTCTTGCGGTCGATAGCTCCCAGAGAGAAGCCGTCTAGCCGACCATCAACGCTCTGATCGTCGGCCATAGTCCAGAGCCAATACAGGGAGCCGATGACCTCGCGCTCAGGTTTGTTTGTGATGTCGCAAATTTTGGTGACGCGGGGGTCGTTCCAGAGATTGCTGCGCATTTTAATCCAGTTCATGTCAGTAGTTGCCGAAGCGGCGTTTTTTCTTTTTTGAGGGTGGGGTGTTTTTTTCGAGCCAGCGGTTGCAGGCGGCGTCGATGTCTTTGCCCCCTCCGGATGGAAATTTCCAACCGGCGCGGCTGTCGTCGCGGTCGTAGGTTTCTAGGAAATGCTGGCCGTTTTTTTTCATACAATGGTGGGGGCGGGCAGGCGGTCGATGAGGCGGCGGAGGCACGCGGTCGTCATGAGGGCGTCTTCGAGGGCGTTGTGCGTGTCGCTGCTGCGCGAGAAGCCCATGGCGGCGGCGATGTGGTCGAGGCTGAGGCGGGGCAGGCCGTCCTTGCCCTCGGGGAGCGGGAGCCGACCGGCCTCGTAGGCGAGCCACGCGGCGGCTTGCAGATCGACGCTCTTGTTCATAGGCCAGGTCATGCCGTGGCGGGCGAAGGCGGCGCGGAGGAAGTCGCGGTCGAAGGCGACATTGCACCCGGCGAGGAGGCTGAACCGGCGCTGGGCGAGCCAGAGGGCGAGGTCTTGGAGGACATCGCGCTCGGGGCGTCCGTTTTTTTCCAGAAATTCGAGGGTGAAGCCGTTCTTGGCCAATGCCTCGGGCTCGGTGATCCAATCGGCGTGGGGGCGGATGAGGCCGACAAATGCCTCACCATCCGTGCTATCCACGGCGGCGACGCTCAAGAGGGCGTGGCGCTCGGGATCGAGGCCGCCGGTCTCGGTATCAATGACGACAAGACGGGCCTTCATGCCGACCTCCTTGCGCGGAAGGCGCGGAGAGCGGCCAGAAAGGCGGTGGCGGTGATGCGGGGGGATTGTTTTTCGAGAAATCGGCGGAATAAAGCCGCTGATTCCGAGGCGGTTGAATAGAGGGTAACGGGTTGTTTTTTCATAAAATCGAGGGAAAAGGTTCGACAACAAGTGGATCGTCGGTGCGACGCACACGGACGACGGCGTTTTTTTTGAAGCAATGGGCGAGGCGGAGCGGCACGCGCATCCGCACCCGCGAGAAGCCCCCCACCCCATCGGGAACGGAGAGAGTGAGGAACTGCTTGTTGATCTCATGCCCCAGCAGGCGGGCGGTGATATACTCCGGCACCGGCTGGGCGGGCGGCGTATCCTGAGCCGGAGACGGCTCCAGCGCGGCGTTTTTTTGTTTTTTAGTGCTCATGGTAGGGTGGATGAATCCGAAGCGTCCTGCGGGGCAGACGAGACCCCTTTGTCAAAAATTTTCTGTGCACCCAAACCAGTGGGTTGTGATGGGGGGGGTGCAAAATCCGTGACCCCCTCCCCCCCCTCCTGATCGACCGCCACGGCCTCGGCTTCGACCGGCTCGACACCGGCGGCCAATGGCAAAGTGGCGGACAAAGTGGCGACCGCCTTCGACTTCTTATCTGCAAACGAGGATAAAACTTCTGATTTCGCATCAGAGCCAGCCAGGGCGACGGCTTCGGTAGGCATCCCGGCAGGCAGGGCAGCGGCCCCCTTTTGTTCCGGCGCGTCGGCGCTTGGACCGGTTAGCGGCAGCACCTCGGCCTCTAGCACCGGCAACGAGGCCAGCATCTCGGCCAGCTTATCCTGGTTAACCTCGATTTTCTCAACCCGGCTCGTTGCCTCACCGCTGAGAAGCTGGAGCTTGTCCGTCATGACAGCCGCCACTATGGCCGCGTCCTTGGCCGTCTGAATATGCGGCACCAGCTCGATTGCCCTCTCGACTGACAACCGGGCAGCCCTCCGGAAATCCCTCAATAGCTCTTTTTTATCCTGCTCTATAGAATACCCTTCCCGCTCCCTCACGGCGGCAACCGTGTTCCGGGACACCGACAGCGCCCTGGCAATGCTCGACATGCTCAAACCCTCCGCCAGCATCCGCACGACAGCCCGATAAACCTCCGGGCGACGAGCCATCAGGCGCTCCCCGCTAAACTCTCCCGTGGCTTCCAATCTCTCCGCCCCGATTTCCTCCTCCGAAAAAAGAAAAGGCGCGGCAGAGGCGGCAGCCTCCACGGCCTGCAATGGGGTATTCACCCCATGAGAATTTTGGGCACAAAAAAAAGCCGGATCGGCGGCAGGGTCCGGCATGGTTTAGGCGTGGGCAAAAAGATTGCGCCGGTGCGCAGGCCGCGCAGGCCGGGCGTGGGCGCTGTCGATCCGGTGCTCGTCCAGCACCCGCTGGACCTCGCTCTCCGGAATCAAGACCCGATCCCCTAGCCTCACATGGCCAAAAGTCCCATCATT